TTAATCTTATTTCATCAATATATCTATTAAACATAAGTTTGTCATATTCTTGATTTGCTGACTTGCCTACTAAAGTTTCTGGTTTTGCTGGTCTTTTAGGAACAGTTACTTCTTCTCCTGTTTCTGGATCTTTTATAATTTCATTAATAAATTCTTGTTCTCTTGCAGCTTTTTGACCTCTAAGTTCTCCTTTTTCTACTGCTTCTTGATAAGCACTATTAGCTAAGTTTGTAAATATTTCATCAATTTCTCCAGCTTGTCTACGAGATGTAGCGGCAGCAGAAGTAAAGCCAGCGCCTCTGTTGACACCAATCTTTGCTAAATATGTTTCTTCTTCAAATCTTTTTACCATTATCCTGTGTTAAACAAACTACCAGATTCTCCGTAAATCTTAGATGCTGTTTGTACTCCTTTAATTAAACTTGTAATGCCTGTTTGTTTCTGTGCTTTTCTTTGTACTTTAGATTCTAATCCAGATATATAAGCGTTTTCTTTAGAAGCTAACATTTGATCCATATCTACCATTCTCATGTTATTTGACGTAGACATAAAGTTATTATAGTTTTCTTCCATTAAAGCTTTATAACTAGCTGATGCAACAGTAATACCTCTTGAGGCTAACAATGCTTTGTTGCTACTTCTTTCTCTTAAATATTTTGCTTTCAAAGCATTTTGTTTTTGCAAGGCTTCTACTTCTCTCATTTCTGCTTCACGCTTATAAGCTTTAGATTGATACTCTGCTCTTTGTGCTTCGTAATCATAGGCTCTTGCTTCTTGTCTTCCGCCTAATAAACTCATGCCTATAGTAGCTATAGGGCTAGACATTACACTTGTTATTGCTGAGCTTGCTTTATAAATACTACTGCTAGCATTTATATAACTAGCGGCATTTACCATTCCTACTCCAGCAGAAGCGATTGCACCATAAGATGATGCAGCCATTGCTCCACCAGCATAACTCATACCTGTTGAAGCTAATGTTAAAGTTACTGGATCACACATTAGTAATATATCTCCGTTGTTATGCCTAATAACCTTAAAGGTAAAGGTACAGACTGTGTTATCTCTATTGTAGGCTCATTACTGTAACCTAAAAAGTGTACATCTTTTTTACCAGTAAACGATGTTAAGGTTGTAGATGTATCTAAATTTGATATGTCGTTAATTAAAACATCCATAGTGTTTACTTTAACGTTATAACATGATGACAATTCTAATATAGCTTTAGCTATTTTTCTAGGCTTGCCTGTTAATGCACCAGAGTTTGCTATCTGAGCATTAGCTGGTAGTGTTTTAATTGTAACCGTATAATCTAATCCTATATCTATTGTAGATGTAGGACTGTCAAATACAACAACACCACCACTAGTAACAGTTCCGTCTCCATAATAATTAATATTACCTCCCTCTGTTGATCCAGATGTTCCATGTACCGTTAATCCTCTCATGTCTGGTGTTGCATTTAACCCGGACCATGTTTTAGAAGTAGTAAAAGTAAGGGCTACATCATTAGATGTGCTAACCGCAGCATTAAGGGTTAGGTTGTATTCACCAGAATTTGATGTCGCTGATGCTGCATTTATTGTAAATACTGTGGCATTGCCAGCAAAGGTAAACTTCTCTCCTACTGAGGGAGCATTAGTAAATCCATTCACTATTACACCGGTGGAGCTACTCGTTGTGCCGTTGGTCAAGGGGGACCCATGTGGTTGGTAGCTCCCAGACAATGTTTTTGTTACGGTCATGTCTGTTGGTATATCAAAAGACGTTGATGCTATTTGCTCAAGATAATAGACAGTTGCGCTGTTTATCGTTCTTTTTACTGCAATATAAATAAAATCTGTTGTACATGCTACTGATTGGATGATTCCAGATGTTTCCCACAAAGACCATCCTGATAATTCTTGTATCTTTTGAGTATAATAAACAGCTAATGTGCCATCAGTGTTGACCAGAAAGTATGCTTGTTCATCTCTACCAGCTTGAGATTTAATTCTATCAGCGTCTATAGGGGTGTCTATCAAATGACTAGAAACCAAACTAATTGGTGCTGACACAAATTCTTCTGTTGATGAGTTATATGTATACTCTCTAACTGTTTTACCATTAGTTTGTACAAATATTGTTGCTCCATCTATACCTCTAGCTTTAGCTTTTTGCTGACATCCTAAAGAACTTTGCCTTATTATTTGAATATCTAGAGGTGTTATAGGTTTTGATACTTGAGGTTTAAGAAAAAACTCTGCTGTATTAGTTAATATTTCTAATACTTTCCCAGATATCAAATGTCTGATTTCGTTTATTTCATCTGATGCAATCTGTATTTGTACAGAGTCTGCATCATTTGCCTTGCCAACATCAAAGTTATAAAACTCTCCTACTTTACTACCAGCTATTAGATCAGGTAAATTAGTAACTCCTCCGAAAAATAATCTTTGTTCGTGAAAAGCTATCGCTTTTGGAAAACCATTAACAGCTGATAGGACTTGTTCGTCCCAGTTTCTAGTAGGCGGGTGTCCAGATACAGTCACTCTTACACCACCTCCATCTACAGATTCTGTTGCTGCATTTAACGATCCTGTTGTAAATTGATAATGGTCATCATCTACTACTGTAATTGTTCTGGCTCCATTTAAATTTCCAAAAGCAATACCAGCCCCATCAGCATCTTGTATTGATTCTGCTCCAGCAATAGTTATTGATGCTCCTGTGCTAAAACCATGAGCTACATGAGTTACAACTACTACTGCGCTACCAGCTGATGTTGCAAATGGATCTTCATCTAACTCCATAATTGGTACTTGTTTGAGCGTTGCTGTAACTGTAGTAGCGTTTGTATAGGCTGTAATAAGCAATTCTGCGCCCATATATCGTATTCTGGTACCAACATAGGCTGATGTAAAATAATCGGCAGAAGTAGTACATGTGACGTTTGTATCGCCTTTTGTTACTGAATTAATATCTAATGTAATATCATCGTTAGCAAACTTAAAATAAGGTTGATAAACTTTTTCTCCGTTTACGCTAGTTGCAAAAGAAAATTCAGTTGATGTAAAGCTGGTAGCTCCTGTTCTTGTAATAATTACTGGCATAAAAGATGACTGAGCTACTATCATAGTGTCGCCTTGTTGAGTGACTGTCATCTCTCTCATAGTAGAGGTAGTCCAAGCTTGACTAGTTATTGTTTGAAGCAATGTGCCAGCAGTTGAATAAATTTTCAAAGCTGTATTATAAAAAGCAAATATATATTCTTGACTGCCGCTAAAAATAAATGGTTCTATTCTAGCTTCGGCTCCAATATCTGCTCTAAAAAAAGATCCACCTCTTCTTTCTATCCCACCTTGATTTCTTAATATACAATTTCTAGCTGTCTGTAATCCTTTACCCCAAGTTTTGACATCGTTTCTAGATATCATGTTTGGATCTAGTTCGCCAGCTGTAAAATTAGATTGGTGTACTCGTGCTATTCCCATCTATGAGCCAACAGTGGCTTTGATAGTTCCCAAAGCACCTGTATTCCTCCTATTTCTAAATCTATCGACATCAATTCTTTTGTTGCTTTGAGCTTGTGAGTCTTGTGATTTTGCTATTGCAAGCTGTTGTATGGCTCTATTCTGATATAAAACAGACAAAGAATCATTTCTTGCTATTGCTCCAGCAAACAAAGACGCTAATTCAAAAACCAATGCTTGTGTAAAATAGGGTGGAAAGTTAGCTTCTGATGGTTGAAATGTATAATCAGCTACTACAATGTCTGTAGATGAAGCATCACAAAATATTTTATCTTCGTATCTGTCATATTGAATAACTGAGTCGCCTACAGTTATTGTATGTATAATTAATGTTCCAGATGGTACCGCATATTTTGCAGAAAACCTTGCTGTTGGAGCATCACTTTCTCTAGATAGCTGCGATTGCTTAGAAGCAAATCTCCATCTACATCTTGTTAATAAATTTTCTAATGTTGATTCGTATAACTGATTAGCTATAACTGACTCAGTAGTATTTTCTGTGAATGAAGTAATAGTGTTAGCTCCTACTAAAACTAATGCTTTGCTACTAATTGTAAATTTACTTTCACTCATAATTTTAAAGTGAGAGAGGGGTACTTGGAAACCCCTCTCTCTGAAACATTATGTTCCGTTTGTGCAAGTTACAGTTGCAGCTCCTGTTGCAGATGAAACAATTAATACATCTACAGTTGCAGTACCACCAGTGGCACCTACAGCTAAGATAATATCGAATTGCTTAAGGTCATCTGTCGAGTTATTAAAATAACCAGAACCAGCAATTGTACCTACAGCGTCAGTACTTTTGTAAACAAATAAGTTTTGATCTCCAGCACCGGCAATTTTTTTTAAGTTAGTTGCATCTAAAGCCATGATATCCTCCTTATTCTGTGATCTGACATTCAATTGCGCCATCGTTGTCAATCATGACAGCTCCAGCACTAAAGTATGACGTAATCAAGTTACTGACCTTTTCAGGTACATAGTTAATTTCTGTTCTTACATCTGAACCAGTTGCCAAACCAACACTACTTGAGTGATAAGCATGACAATCTCTAGTGGTACTAGATATAGAAAGTCCTGAATGTGTGAACCACAAGAAGCCTAACCAACGCTTAGCAGTCATACCGCCAGCATATGGTAAATCTTGTTCTCCCACATATTCTGCTCTACTGAATTGGTCGATTTGTAATAAATCAGCCCAGCCAGCAGGTGATACAACAAAGTATCTTTGTCCGTCATCTGGTACATCTGCCTCACCAAATGATTCATATACTGTTAGTGCTTTAGCTAATGTTAAAGCAGCTGAACCATGAACCACATTGTTTGAGTTAGAACCAGCATCGAGTACATCGATAATTAGTTGATCCATTTTTCTTCCTAAAGCAGCCGCAGCAGATGTAGCTAACACTTGTCTTTCATCGATGTTTGTTTTTATCTGATCTAACATATCGACATAGTCGGCAGCATAGTAATCAGCTAATGTGACATCTACGTTTGAGTGTGTAACTTCCATAGTGTTGACTTGACCATGTCTAGATTTAGTAGACGCTGCTCCTTTGCCAACTTTCTGGAATCTTGCTTGGTTGCCTTGTACGTTATTTGATTGACGTACTGTATTACGCAGTTTGCTTCCCATCCTCTGATAAGCCATGTGGACTTCGGCTTCAAACTGCTTAATAAACGCATTAGTAATTTGCGTAGCCATATTAAGCCTCCAATTTGTTAATTGTTAAACTAACAGTTGTCCACTTCTAGCTTAGATCGGTTGTCCATTTTGGACCGATATCCCCTAAAATGGGCTGTATCTTATTAGATACACTACGTATCTGTCTATAAAAATATAACATTTCTATGCCATTTACAATTAATTCTTTATGTTTAAAGGAAAAACCTTGCCATTTTAACCATCTAATAGTCTTTTTATTCCATTTAGGTACTATGTTTGCCACAAAATCATAGTCTGATAAGAAGTATTCTGTCCATGTTTTATTTCTTTTTAAGAAATATTTCCATTCTTGCTTAGTTAATTCACTAGAAAGAAACCATACGCTGCCATGTTTAGGATTATTTCTTTGTGAAACAACACCAAACATAGACTTAACATTACCTTGCAAATCTAAAATAGTATAAGTGTTAACGTTTTCTCTGGTATATCTAAAAGGAGCTATTAGTGCAGTTAATGGATCGTGTCCTATTATTGCTACTTCATATTTATCTTCTTGCCTAAGATTGAACGCCAGCTCGAATGAATGAGCTGGTGTTCCTTTTTCCACTACTAGCATTAAACTTTGCCAGCAGTTTGCAATCTTCTCCATGCAGCGTCTACTTGATCTACATATGATTTTTCTCTAAACCTATTGTCAAAATAACGTTTATCATTCATCATTTCTTTAAC